GTTAGCGTTTGAGCGCCTGACAAGGTGTAGGTGAAGTAGTTGCCAGCAGACAGGTCGATGTCGTTAGCACCCATTGCCACCTTGGTTTCTTTAACACCCGTCAGCGTAAGGTCGCTTGATCCAGTCCCACCGTTTGCGATTGCAAGCGCACCAGAGGCTGAGAACAGCGCGTCAATGGTGTCTAGGTCGGTGTTTATCTTGCCGCCCCATGTGTCAGCACTAGCGCCGACTTCAGGTTTTGTAAGACTTAAGTTCGTGGTTGTGGTATCTGCCATTTTGTGTTCCTCTTACTGACGTTCTGACGCCAATGACCGTTCAAATAATTGAGCAAAAGCATTTCTGCCAATCGTCATTTGATCTACATTAAATCTTGCCGAGCCTAACTTGCGGTCAAGGTCTGCAATGTGGTTTGCTAACAATCGCTGTTCTGGTGTTAACTGCTCAAGATCATACTCAGTGCCGTCAATGACCGTTGTCTTCATTAGAACGTACCTTTCCAAACTCGAAATTTATCAAAGTCGCCTGACAATAACTTACGTTTAATAACGTCTTTCATTGCAGGGTCGCCCCACTTAATTCCAGCTTCCTTGGCCCACATCTCAACAATGTGTAGCGGTATCTCGCCTGCCAATCGACTCTCGCCGAACACGCCACCGTTCATATCTTGAATGGCTTTTGCGCGCTCAATGTATGCGTCGTTGTGATACTGCTTTTGTACGACGAACGTGCCGTCGTGGTTGTCAATAAACTTTTCACCAATCTTCATTGCGCCACCTGTTTTTTGTTTTCAGTGATTCAATAAAAGGCGGGGAGCCGTAGCCCCCCAGCCCTCACACTATTAAGAAGTAGTGTTGTCGAAAATACCACCGTTGGCGGCTTCGTTCTTACAAACCAAGGTCAACTCGGTTGTAACCTGACGCTTGGTAGAGTCGCCAGTCTTAGCCAGTTCGATGTTCTTCGTTGGGCGCAGAACGCCAACAGCCCACATATCCTTTTGCATGATAAACACGTCACGTGAACGGTTCTCACGGGTAGGCATGAACTCAACCGTGCCCCAAGGCGTAACGTAGACAGCCAAGGACTTGATGACCTTTTCGTCACCAGCTTGCACTGCTGAACGCTGGTTGTTGTTGCCCTCAAAGCCCAGTGCCTTGTTCATCTGGAATGCAGACAAATACACCACGTCAGGGCGACCACCGCTTTCCCAGATTGACTGCATGACAGTGTCGAACTTGGCCTGTGAGAAAGCCGTCAGAGCGGTTGTCTCATCGGTACGTGCGTCAGTACCGTCACCAGTTGCGTCAGCACCCTCGTTAGCACCAAATGAGGTGTTAGAGGTCAACCAGACAGGAGCGCCAGCCAACTCACGCGCAGTCGTGCTGTTACCAGCGACACGTGCGTTGTTGTCGAACAGGGCTTTCTCGATGTCCAATTTCTGCTCTTTTGCAACCTTCAAGGTAGCATATGCCATTTCAGCGGCTCGGCCAGCTTTCTTCAAGCCAGTGTCGGTGTCAGCAATGGTCACAGCGTTCTTAAAGATCTGTGTGTAGTTGCCCAGACGGGTCGTAGCGGTACGTGCCTCTGCAACCGTGTCATCACCCTCGATGTGGGCGTTAGCGGCGCTTGAGCGCAACGAATCAGTCATCCACTCATGTAAAGTGTTGGTTGCCTTTACTTTAGCTACGCTAGAGTAGAAAGGCGTCTCGCTGGGGGACACGTCAAAAATAATGTCTTGCAAGTCCTCGCGGATGCCGACTGCGTCGTATGAATCAAATGTGTTGGTTGGCTGTGCCATGATAAATTCCTTTAAGAGTTAAACATTAGGCTGAGTGCATCTTCAATGCTCCCAGACCTTTTAAGGTTGGTCTTCTTCTGCAAAACATCCTTGTTGCTTTTCACCAGCTTCTTTGAGCCTGCCTTGATCGGTGTCGTTTTGGGACGTGCCGACTGAGCCTTCTCATCTGCTTTCTTCTTGCCACTCATAATCTCGCGGTACTTCATCGCATCACGCAACACGTGCAGTGCGCGACTCTCTACCACCTGACTAATCTCATCCGCCGTGTAGCCGTAAGCCGCGCCAGCTTGCAAGATCTGATCCTTAAACTTGCCAGCGTGTGCTGGGTTTGCAAGTTCAGGAATAACGCTCTTCAGGTTTTCTACCTCCTGTTGGAGATATGCCTGTCGAGCCACCTGCTGTGCCTGACTCTGCTGTGCCGACAACTGCTGGAACTGAGCCTGCTGTTGCTGGTACTGCGCTACCTGCTCGTCATAGTTCAGTTTTGCTTCCATGTACCCAATTGGGTCGGAGTCAAAAAGTTCCCTTGTCGGAGCCTTTGGAGGAGTAGCAATCTGTCCACCTTGAATCTGTTGATACAACTGGGAGATCTGCTGTCTTTCATTCAATAAGGCCGCATAGACTTCTTCCGCTTGCTTTCGCTGGGCGGCGGCTTCCTGCATACCTTTTTGGACAAATTGTTGACCACTGTAACCTCGCTTCAACTCACTCAGGGTGACCTGTTTTTCCGTGCCATCAACTTTGATGGTGTAAACAGGTTCTGTCTTGTTGGCTTCGTCAGCGTCTTCTTCTTCGTCCTCCGCGTCGTCTTCGTCATCATCATCTGAGTCTTCTGACTCTTCTGAATCGTCTTCAGATTCTGCGTTTGCTTCTTCGGTGTCGTTGGTCTCTTCCGGTTCAGCTACTTCGTTAGTGTCGGTTTCTTCGTTTTCAACACTTTCAGGTGCAATCATAGCACTAACTGCACTCTCAATGCTACCATCAAGTGCTACTTTTTCAGTCGTTTGATCCACGGTACTGATTCTTTCTCTTGTTTATCGAAAAACGCTTCTTCTGTCAGGACAGTGTTGAAGTACGTATCGATGTTGCCCAACGCACGAATAATGTCGTGCGCATCGACCAGCGCGTCCTGAGACGCCTCTGGATTCAAGAACAAGCCAACTTGCTTGTCCCGAATTGCTTGCATTACATCTTGGAATACGGGGTCGTTTTGTAGTTGCCGTATCTTTGATGCTTGGTCTTTGATGTTCAATTAGAACCTTCCGCCTACAACAGCTTGCGCTGGGGATTCTTGTGGATACCGGGGCTGGGCTTGCGCCGCTTTTACGCCAGCGACATCGACCGTGGTCTGGTATTGACCGTAGATCTTGGCCGCGTCAGTAAGTAACTCTTGATCCATCTTGTCGCGCTCACGGTCATCCTGTGCAATGGCTTTCTGCGCGTCAATCTGCAACTTGAGCATTTGCACCTCTTTGTTGGCTTGAGCCTTGATCTGCTCGGCTTGGATGAGTGCCTGCGCCTGCTGGTCAACTGGTGGTTGTTGCTGTTGCTGTTGTGCCTGCTGTTGCAACATCTGCTCACGCTGGGCGTCCATTGGGGCAAAGTAACGGTCAGCGTTGCGTACACCCTGCACAGCCAGCATATCTGCCAGTGTGTTGCGGATGTTTGTCATTGTGACCAAGCCGTTGCCGGGGCCGTAACCTTGGTAGACCTGCATTTGCAGTTGTAAAGCCTGTGCAAGCGCCGCAGAGCGCTGATCTTCCCGACCAGTACCCAAGCCTACGTTTGCAGTTACATCCATCTTGGCGTTCCAATAGCGTGGGTCAACAGGCTGGTATTGGCCGCCTGCCATACGCATCATCACAGCCTCATCAACGTTCTCGACCATCAGCTTTAACATCAGCTTGAACAGACGACGCATACCGCCCTCTGCCAAGTTACGCGCCATAACCTCGACCTGACCAGCCGCCGCCTGTATGGTGGCGTTCACAGCCGCCGCAGTAGTTGACTGCATGGCATCAGGGTTTAAGCCGCTAGACGCCTTTGTGACGCCCGTCTTGGACTCAATCTCAGCGTCCATGTACTGGATGGCAACCAGTGTCTGGCCGGCCACAAACGGCACAGCCATATCGCGGATCATGCCCGGCGCTTTTGTACGGACAATGCCGCCAATCTCGTTGTTCAGCAAGTCGTCAATGTTTACCTGGCCATCAACGATCTCACGCTGTGGGCTGTTAGTCAGAGCCACGTTGTCCAGAACACCGCGCAACATCATTGTGCTGGCGTCCTGCTCGTTCATCAGTAGGTCGGCAATTGAGCGGCCAAAGAACGTGTGTGGCTCTGGGTCGATCTCAAACACGGCAAACGGCACTTCACTGCAAGGCTCAACGCTCAACAGTTGGTAGTCATCGCCACCCATAATGCAACGTTGCATCTGGGCTACACCCGTGCCATCAACGTCAATCTTCATGTACGCCTCGGTGATCGCCACCAAGCGCATAGACGGGTCTTGGACGTTCTCCTGCGAGTAAGCAGTGTCATACCCCCTACGCTCAAATTCTTCTTCGTTAGCGGTCGTGTCAGCCGTGCTGAGACCCGTTAGTTCTGAGACCTCTTCAAAGTCAAATCCCATCGCTACAACGTCGCTGACTCGCATCTGTGTGCGGTGTGCAACCACATACGAATCTTCAATGCGTTTTGCACCACGGTCAACAAAGAACTCTTCTGGCGGCACTGACTCGATGCACATATCGCCGCGCTCTGTCGAACGTGAGATCTTTAGATCATGGCGTGGCATCTCCATTTGCATACCCATTGGGTCAATTTCTATTGACTGGGTTACAGAATGCTCTAGAACGTCAACGCCGTCTTCGTTAACAATGACCGAATACTCTTGGTCGTTTAAAGCGTTGTATTCGTATATCTCTTGATCGGTGTACGTGTCCCAGTAGGCTTTGACAACACCGACCTTTTTGACCAGTGCGTCGTGGAATGCGTCATTGATGATGCGGTAACCACCAAGTTCGTTGAACTTGTATTGCATATACTTGGTCGCCATCTCAGCAAACTGTACGTCTTCTGGGCCAGCAGGAACGTACTCAACAGCACGATCTGTGGATAAGAACACGCGCATCAAACTGGGCTTGATGGCTCGGACTGTATCGCGCACCTTGGTCGCCACAACAGTGCTACGACCCTCTTCTTCGCCGATGTCTACTTCGCCATCAAAGTAGCGTTGTGAACGGATTCGATCAGGCGCAATCTCGCTCTCGACAAAATCGACAGCATCCATCAATGCCTCGCGGACAATGCCGTTGATCTCTGTCTCTGTCATTGGCGTTGGTTTACTCATTTATTGCGCTCCAAGTTGGCTAATTAAACCGTCGGGTTGTGAGGCTTCAAACACAGATGCGCGACGTGCGCCCTCTGCCCCCGTTAGGACGATCTTGCCATATTTGTTTATTAACCCAGCCAGTGCAGTTTGGTCTGTTAAAGCCTTGCGAACCACCTCTGGGTTGTCAGACATTGCAAGATCAAGAACTTGCATACGCTGTGCGTCAGTCAACATCGGAACCTCTTGTTTTAGCAAGCGAGATGCAGATTGCAACAGCCCAAACATATTTCCAGATGTAATGTTGGCAACATCGCCAAGAGACATAGCTGTCCCAGCGTTATCCATCTCCTGTCGTAAAGGCGTTGTAATTGACCCGGCTTCTGGGCGCACTTTTTTTGCAAGGTCAGAAGTTTCACCTGCAAGAGCCAGTTGCTTTTGCAGTCTAACAATGTCATCGTCATCAAGGGCGACCCGCAAAGCCGCTCCCATCTGCTTGTCTGGATCTGCCAAGTTTGCAAACGTTGTTCCAGTACGTCGTGCCTTGTTGCGAATGCTATCCATCACGCCAGCCTTAAATGCCTTGTACTTTTCTGGAGACTTTTTAAGTTGCTCAACTAATATTTCAAGTTCATCAACATTTGATGTTAAAGCCTTACGACCTTTGTCAAATGCCTCTGTTGCGCCTTTAATCGTCGCCCAGCTTGCCCTCGTCCTCTTTAGTTCATCAGACGTGCTATCTATTAAGGTACGCAGACCTGACTCTTGATCCTTTAAGACCACGCCAAGACTCCCCTCCCCACCCCTAAAGGCCGCTTGCGTTTCTTCCGATAACGCGCCACGAATCTTCTCAGCGTCTTCCAGAGTTGGCGTCCGGTTCATTACAACCTTGCCGTCTTTAATTGAATATGGCGGGATCTTGCCTTGTGCGCCGTACAAACGGTCTAGACGGGCAACAACACTTGGCAGGCTCTGCACGGCAGATGTTGTCTGATTTACTAAGTCCTCTGAGGCGATGCCAGAATTTCTGAAAATGTTTTTGTAGGACGCAGACTCGGCGTCAAGCAACTCTTGCTCTGTTCGCTTAAACCCACGAACAACGTTCTCGTCCATATTGGGCGCAAGGCGCTCCACTAGTGCAGATTCAGCAGTTCTGCCAGTCTCTTGAGCGCGAGATTTAGTTTGATCTAAAACACGGCGACCAGCTTTGCCGCCCTCGGTAACATAACCCTTTAATGCAACCATTAGGCTCATGTTGTCTGTCATCAATCGACCGGACTCAAGGTCTGCAATAATTTCTTCAACAGGCTTTTTAGATTGCTGTTGCAGTCTCTGTAACTCGGCTTGGACTGCATTGCTTGCTTTGTCCCCAAGTTTTGACTTAGCCCAGTCAACTATTGCCCCAGCTTTAGACGCAACCTGACGCCCACCAAGAACCAAAGCAGGAGAAAGAGCCGCGCCAGTTATTGCCCCGGTGGTCGCGTCACCCGCCATGCCGCCGACAGTTTTGCTTTCGCTAGTGCCAAGACCAGTTAACCCGCCCTCCACCGCGCCGATGCCAGCTAGTCGACCCAAAGCCGCTGGAGCGGCAGTGCCACCAGATGCAACCACTGCGGCAACAGTTGGAATGATGGCTCCAACAATTTCGGAAGTGATTGCCGTGCCGGGGTTTTCTTTTTTGAAGTTAGCAAGTTTTTGTCTTATCTCGTCACGAATAGCCTCGTAACCTCTGTCTTCTCCGATGCCAAGCATTGATGCCGCCGCACGTACTCCAGCCTCGATCTCTTCTGCAAAACCAAAAGTTGCGCCTTGTGCAAGGCTTCTTATTATTTGGCCGCCAGCAGGCGCTTTTGGCTCCATGCCAAGCATTGCCAACTGTTCCGCAGAAAGACCTGATGATTGCTGTTGACCGCCACCAGACAAGATAGACAGTTGCGCTGGATTAAGAGCCATTATTGCCCTCCAATAAATTTTTCTTGCATATCAGGTGAAAGCCTTTCAAATGCGGCAATCTGCTCTGGCGTCATTTGGCTCTGCAATTCTGGTGGCAACTGGACGCCGCCGCCATAACTAGGAATGGGCGACTCGCGCCTCTTACTTGTTCGGCGCTGAATATACTCGTTGTATGTGATGCCACTAGATAACTCTCGCGCATCTTGCATCAACTGGTTGTACAGTTTTTCTTGCGCGTTAATTTTGTCTTGGATGTGTTCTTGCAGGGCGGCTCCGCTTAAAGATGTATCCAAACCAGTTGAAAGAGCGAGGCTAAGTTCTTTTTCGCTCAATGCGCCAAATGTTGCGCTGTTAATAATATCAATACCAAGACCATTTGCAATTGCCCTTAGTTCTGCTGTTGCTGAGTTAAACGACGGCAACAAAGATCTAATTACACCAGTCTGAGCGCCGCCCTCTTTAACTAAATCACGGGCGCGTGTTAGCTTTCCAATCTGCTCACCAAGTCCACTTGCGCGACCAAATACTGCCGCACCCTTTTCAGATGCCATTTTTATGCCTGCCAGCTTTAATTGCGCCGTTGCCTCCCTGTCTGCAATGGCTCTTGGAGTTTCGCCCATTGCCCCCCCGACATTAACTCGCTTGTTTTTGCCAGTAGATGGGTCAAATACAACCTGATACATCTGACCAGTCGTGGGATCTATTTGCACTCCGCTTGCTGTGGGACTTGCGGATTTTGCATACTTGGCTTGAACAATTTGCTTTAGCACCTCTTTTGCAATAGCAGGCTGTGCGGCCACCATGTCAGCCGCCTCGTTCTCGCCCATGTTGCGTAGTTGGGCAATAACGGCTTGAGCCGTCCTGTTGCCCACTGCCAATTCGTTAGCAGTCTTTATGCGGTCGGCCAACACAGCTTGCAAACCCTGATCTGGGTCAAGGCGCATTGTGTTAAAGCCCATTGCCAACCGAGACATTAGTGCCCCATCGTTATACCAAGGCGTATCCCTAGTCGGGGACTGAATGTTGCCAGACCTCATCTCGGGAAACTGAGTTTGTTGTGGTTGAGCCGCTGGCGGTACAGTCAGAGGTCGCATTTCAGTCGACTGAGCCTGCACGGGCGCCACCCGGCTTTGTCCCGCCATTGGAATTTGAGTTAGTTTCTCAGTGATTTGCGGTCTAAGGCTTTGCTGTAAAGCATCAAGTAACGTTGGTTTTGCCATTATTAGCCTCCTGCGACACTAGCCGCAAGCGTTAAGTAATCAAAAAGCCCCGGATCTCGGCTTTGCGTCTGGGTTATAGGCGCTGGTGCTAAACCAATCGCTTTGTTAATAAAGTCAAGCGATTGACCGGGAGCGCCTACGGCTCCCTGATACTGACCTTGTGCGGCATTCAACAGCGCTTGGTTAATACCTCGCTCAAGCGCTCCCTGCGTCATTGCTTGGTTCTGGATGTCCATACCCATACCAAAGCCTAAGTTCGCCAAACTTCCAGTCTGCCCAGCCGCCGCAAGACGCTGTTGCGATCCAGAAAGATCCGCGCCTTGGTTTGCCAATGCCGCTTGCAATTGATTGTTCAGATTGAACTGAGACATATTGTTCAATGCGGCTTGGTTTGCAAGGTTTACCTGTTGCCCCAGTTGGGCGTTTGTAGTGCCCGCTTGCATTCTTGTAGCAATGTCTTGGCCTGCAAGTTGTTGCGCGTTTTGGTATCCACCCTGACGCAAAGCAGATGCCGCACGTGATGCTTGATCCAAGTAGTTACGGCCAAGTTCTGACTGCATCAGCGCCTGACGTGATCCACCAAATGCGCCACCACGTGTAGCCTGTGCATTTAATTGCATGGCCTGCATTTGACGCGAACGATCCAAGTCTGACAGCGTTTGGTTAACTACTTGGGTCTCATAAGGATTTGTGTAGGCAGTTAAGTCGGTATTTGCAATTTGACCCGCAACTATTGGCGCTACGTTACCAGCCTGACTTGCAGTACCAGTTCCAGCACTGACCGTGATTGGTTTGTATGAGGTCTCGCCAGTAGCCGAGGTGATCGCGTTATTGATACCAGTAGCCGCTGTATCAAAGATGTTTGGATTTTGCGTTACAGGTGCAGTTGGCGCAGGCGTGGTGGGCGCAGGCGTGGTGGGCGAGGCTGGTTGCTGGGTCTGCATATACTGATTGACGTTTTGCAGACCTTGGTCATAGCTACCGTAACCAGATTGCGCCCACGAACTTGCAACTTGTTCAGACGTCAAGTTATTCCGAGCCGCCGCATCAGCAATTGCTTGCGCGTTAGGCGCTGACGCCCAAAATGCCGACCCAGCATTCAACTGCTCTTGAGTAAAGCCCGGCATATCTCCATTTACAGGAGCCGCTCCAGCATTCTGAGAAAAAACCGTTGGAGTGCTAGTAGCCGGGACTGCGTTGCCTGTTCCTGCGTTTGCCATAATCTTTATCCTTTAATTAACCCCAGTACCCACCCTGAGATGGGTCTGTACCAAATCCAGTATCTGTAACAGAGTCTGCGGAGTATGTGCTCATATTACTGACAGGGGCGCGTGCATCACCCGGTGTGCCGCCAGTTATTGCGCCCAAAATGCCGCCAAAACCCATTTTGCCAAAACTTGTCAGCCCATCATTGATTTTTTGGTTTTGCGCTGATTGCTCGGCGAATGCCCGCGCTTTGCCAACTTCAGCCTCACGTTGTGCCCAGTAATTACCGCCGGGATCTTGTTGGCCACCGCCGCCGCCATAAGACATATTTTGCGCACCGGGCATACCAGCGTAAGGATTGGCTGGCGCATTAGAAATCATTGGCGTATCACTGAGGTTTTTGTAAAAGTCTGAGTATCGCTTGGCCTGGTCTGGGGCGCGTACATTCAACTCTTGCAAGGCCGCGTCGTACAGGTCACCAGATCTATAACCCCGCATACCATTTACCACTGACGGCTCTGGAAGACTGCTTTGGTACTGAGCGCCCTTTGGAGCCATGCCAAATGCTGACATTGCACCCATTGTGCCCTGCATTGCTGACTGCTCCATTGGAGACAAAGCCGCAACGTCTTGGCCGTAGTATGGCACGTAACCAATTTCAGCCGCTGACTTTGCTTGGTTAAGGTTCTGAATTACAGCATCTTCAAGCCACTTTGGGATCTCTTGTGCCGATGTTTTAGTTCCGCCTTTGCCACCACTCATAATTAAATCTCCACGCTCATAGTTGTGAACTTTTCTTCCCAGCCAAGGTCGCCCAAGGCTTTAACCCAGCCCCTGCGACCCGCGAGGGTCATTGCGGAGCATCCATTAAGTTTGGCAAAGTAGATTGCCGAATCGCTGAAGTCCTTAATTTGATCTAGATCACCGCCTGCAAGAAAGATATGAAAAACCTTTTTTTGCGGATACTCAAGGATCTCTGTAACCATACAGCCTTTTGGTGCATTCCAGAACTGCATTGTGCCAAGTTTAACACATTCAACTACATCTTGGAATAGGTGCGTACCACCAGAAAGTGCTAACGCCGATTCTAACCAAGGACGGCATCTTTCCAGTTCCGAGTCCAAGTTGTCTGTCATTGCCTGAGTCGTGTAATCGCCAATGTAACCGCTGGTGATGATGGCGCAAAGGCCGTGGCCGCTGGTGCATCAATCCACAGTGTCAGGTCGTCTACCGCCCACATTGCTTGCAGGTATGACCCAGCAGTCATCGAGAAAGCCGCAGAACGACTCATAACGATATGGTGGCCATTGTCTGACAATGTAACCTTGATTGTAGAATCGGGCACGTCTACGCCGCCAATTCGAGGCCAAAACCAGCCGCTTTTAGCGTTTGAAGAACTGGACAGCAGTTCAACTGCGAAAGCCAGCAAGTAAACACCATCTTCCTCAAACACGATCTTGGTGTTATCAGTAGGGTCTAGCGCAATGCCAGAATTAAAAGACGGGGCGTCCCAGCCAATGGCTTGAGCCGTGTTGATAGCCGTGGCCACTTGCACCGTTGTGCGGCTCAATGAGGCGTAGCCATCAGCCAATACAACCTGCCTAAACACGCCGTCTTTTGAGACAACTGGGTAGCCGGTGCGATCCCACAACAAAATACCGTCATCAGCCGCAACGTCAGACGGCAGTCGTGTGGACAGTAATGTGCGGATGCGTGACAGGTACGTGTTTAAACGCTCGCCCCAAGGCTTCCAGTCAGCACCAAACGGTGGCGGAGGTATCCTCATCGCTTACCGCCCTGCGATACATCAAGACGCATAATCCCAGCGCGCCAATCTTTGAGCGCCTCGCCCTCAATCCTGACGCGAACCTGACGACCAGTAACCCGCACACTTGTCGGGGCTGATAGCGAATAAGGGCCGTACTCACGCTCGGTGCTGTTTGGGTAGAAACGGCTTTTGAGTTTAATTTTTGCCTCGCCCTGAGTCGCCTCATCTGGAATGATTTGTGTGACGTGCATCACATTGTCGCCAGCCCCAATGTTAATTGGCCCACTCTCCACAAAAGCAACGCTATCACCAAAGTTGTGACCTTGCTCATGGTTGTATGCGTTCCCGTCGGCGTCAAACCAAACGGGCGTTGTCAAAGCCCCAGAGTCAAAACCAGCCGTCCTGCTTATTGAGCCAACAGCCCAGATGTTTTGAGTGTAGTCATACATGACATAGCTGTCGTTTTCCAAGCTACCAGCGCTTGGGTAGAACCACCACACCTCGTTGTACTGGCCATTGTGAACAGCGTATGTCTTGCTGATCTGGCTAATGTTCATGTTTTTGAACACATAGTCCGAAACTTCGCAAACTAAGGTCTGGACAGATGAGCCGTTAAACACAAAGAAGTTCTCTTTGCTCATCCAAAACGCGCCCTCACCCACCGACACTAATGACTTGCGAGAAACAGCGCCACAGGACGTTCCAACGCGCTCAAAGCCGTAGACAGTAGGCGGGCCTGCATACGTTGCAATATGCGCGTCAGCGGTCGTTAAAATCAGCGTACGGCCACGCATACGAACACCACAAACAATTTGACCACTTGTTTGCAGTTCAATGTCTCCAGCCTCGTTGGTGGCCAAGGGAGTCCAGTCTGTGTTGTCTTCACGATTGCACCACTGAACTTTTCGAGGGTTGCCACCAGCCCCGAAAGCAAAGATAAATCGCTCATCAGTAACCAGCATTGCGTCGCAGTTAATTGGCGCGTTGGCAAGTACCTCGGCAACACCACTGAAATCCCACTCGTACAGCTTACCGTCGTCAGGTGAGCAGGCAACTAAGTATTCACCCCAGTTGTCCAAAGACCATGTTGTGGCCTCCTGAAACACCCCATTATCTGGGCGCTCTACGCCATAAGACCCAGTACCAAAATAAGTACCGCCATAGCCAAGGTTTACAGCGGCGTCAATGCGTCCACTAGTCAACCCCACAGGGGTAATGTCTGTAACAGTACCACTGGCCGTTACAGCGTACAAGGCGTTATGAGATCCGATTGCGTAACGTGGATCGTATGAATTATCAACCCATGCGTGAGCGCCACGGGGTGGGGAAGCAGAGATCTCTTCTGCTCGCAAAGTCCAGCCACCAACCGGGCGCAAAGACTTATCCTGCCAGCGAATCAGGTTTGATTTATTCCAACGCCCTGTCGCCTCGTAGTCAGTGCCGTGGTTGTAGACGCCTTGCGGTAATTCAAGTTTTACAAATGCCATTTTTTACCTTATGCCGCTATTTTTGTCCAAACATCACTAGCAGGCGATATTGGCGTCCAAGTCTCAGAGGTGACAAGTATTGGAACCCACTTCTCCCTACCAATTGCGCTGACAGATGACGTTAACGACGTTGCGCCGCTTGTTAGCCTGATCCTAACGATCTGAGGGCTTACAACAGACTGAGCCTGTATTGTTGCACTGCCAGCCACCGAGAAAATCGCGTTAGCCGTGATTGATGCAACAGCGCTGGGGTTTGCGCTAACCTGCCTAATGCGAATAGCGTCATCGCCAGCAGTAACAGTTGCTGTGGCCGCTATTGCGGAACTAGCACCTCGGATAACAAAGCCGCTGGCCGTTGAGTTAACAGCCGTTGCCGCAACGATTGTCTGGAAGTTGGCGTAGTCGTATACCCCAGCGCCATATACAGACGTGCCGTAAGCAAACGCGCCGATCTTTTCCAGTACAAACTTTTCGCCAACAGATGTCGTTACAGTTGTGCCGCTTGAAACAGCACCAGAAGTAAAGACACCAACAGCGGTGGCCGATACCGTAGAAACGCCGTCTACTTGGCTATCAGTTTGCCGTATACGGACAACGCCGGATGTGCCCGCAGATTGTGGTGATATTTGTGCCGCACTATTTGCAGTCAACCCGCCTAAAGCCGTTACGCTGGCGCTTGCACTAATCGCCGCCGAACCAACAAGAATCCTTACTGGGGCGACAGAGACAACAGCAGACGCGTTGACAACAGCAGGTAACACATCAACGCCGAATGAATCAGCGCCGTATGTGTTCGTGCCGTAACTGTATGCGCTTAGGTCAACTGTTGCCACGACTCTTTATCAGTCGAGCGTAATGTCCAGATCACCAGTTGGGACGCGGAACACGTCGCCAATCTCAATTGACTTGGAACTTGTCAGCGCGGCATAGGCCAGCAGGTTACCAGACGTACTTGCGTCATAAACGCCAACGTGAGAAACCGTGCCGTAGTTCGCAGTAGCAGTTGCGTACTCAACAGCCGCCGTGTTACTAGCAGTGTTACCAGTAACCGTGAATGCAACTGATTGACGCACATAGCCGCCACCAGACACCTCTGTGCCGCTACCGTCTTCAGCAGGGTTGGTTGTAAACAGTGCCAAATACAGTGTGCCAGCCGCCGTGTATGGCGTAGCGCCGAAAACGTGACCTAAGACTTTTGTCTCAAGATAATTACTAAAACTCATCCTAAACCCCTTACTTTTGGTACTAAAGAAACGCCGCTGTATTTAGCGTATTGTGATGCCTCATTTAATCGGACAACTGAAGATGAATACAACTGCGCCCATACTGAGAGTCTTGCGTCATCTTGTAAGTAGGGCGCTGAGTGCATCAGTGATCCATACAAGTAAACATCAGGAGCCGCAGTTAGTAACCAGTTTGTAGCATTTGAGGCTAAAGCTGGCACTTCAGCGTAGTATAACAGTTCAACATCAGTGTCTGCAATGGGCGTTGGGTATAAATGAAATTGCCCAGCCTCCAAGGTATACAGCGCAGGCGTTCCATACTGATCGTTGTTGACAGCACGTAAGTCGGCCATTGTGGTCGAGTTAGTCATCTTGATTGGGGATGTGCCATTGCCCACAACATTGAAACGCAACGTCTCTACCCAATCAGCAGGGACTTGCATATACGCATCGCCAGCAGACTGCTGACCATTGGATCGTGACTCCATTCTCCAGTGCCGGATGTCTCGGTTAACCGTAGATTCGCACAACGACACAAACGTCGGAATGATCGACGTAAGGTCGTCTCGGTTAAGCGTATCTGCAATAGTTGTTTGCAGGTTCGTGTAATTCGTTATCGCCATGTTTTTACCACTTTACCTTGTTTTCTGCCAATACCCGCGCGGCAGACGATTCTTTGCTTGCTCAAATGGTGTTGCCCATCGCACATTTCCAGCCTCATAGTGACCCAAGGGATCAATTCTGTCCAACGTCATGCCGATTGGCCGGATGCCAACACAATCAATAAATTGCTCAAGCGATTCAAACCTAAATTCGACATCAGAGTAACACAAATGATGCTCTGATCCCATTTTACTTCTACGCTTTGCCTTATAGTAGCTTGACCTCGTCCTCAAAAGATCTGGATCGTTTTTTACGCCCGTCCCTTTTCGGGGATGGTTTTTTTGCTCAAACCTCATTCTGTTGTGGCACGGCTTACAAATTAACGGTCTGCTCGCACTCAACAATTTTTTAATTACATCAACGCGAGCCATGCGAGACTCACCACAATTTGGGCATTTAACTTCACGCTTCAAATTTCCATTTGGCATACATTACTCCTTTTGAGCATTGTACTACCATTTGGTATTATTTCCACTTAACCTTATCCGCCCACCATGCCGCTGACATCTTGCCCTTTGCAATATTCTTGGCGTGTCGAGCCTTAAACGCATCATTACGCTTAGAGCCATCAGGAGACCCTTTAGCGCCCTGCTGACCAAAGCGAATCGTCTTCACTTGGTCGCCAGACTTAGCGACAACAACATGAGACTTCGTGGCGTGGCTTGGCGTTCGTTTAGGCTTGTTAAAGCCAGCGACACCTGCCCTACTTAGCCTTGGGTCTTTTGCCATTGGTTGTCTTCTTCGGCAATGTATGCGTCAACACCTTGCTAGACGGCGTATGCTTTGCGCCAGTCATCAGGACACTGCCTGACTTGTGTGTTTTTCCTGTGTACACTTTTCCGCTAGGTAGGTAGTGAGTTTGGTTTTTAGCCATTACTTCTTCCCTTTCTTCTTCACGGTTTTTGCCGCTTGCTTAAATGCCTTGGCAGATGGAGCGCCCTTGGCTCCAGCCTTTTTCATCTTCTCGCCAGAGCCGTCCTCAATGCGCTTGCGCTTGGCGTGGATGTTGGAATAGAGACCTGTTTTCATTTCTTGTTTGCCTTTGCGCGCATATTACGCTGTGGCATGGCTCGACCCGCTTTGCTCATGGCAATAGCAACCGCCTGCTTTTGAGGCTTGCCAGACTTCATCTCTGACTTGATGTTCTTGGAAATGGTCTTGGCGCTAGAGCCTTTTTTGAGCGGCATGGCTGAACCCCATTAAAAAATAGTCAATTTTGATTATACAGACAGCTTAATATCTAAGCAATACCCTTTAAATTACGCTTGATCGGGTCACCCCAGCTTGATGTAACCCTGTGACCGACAGCCAAGTACCTAAACGCATCAGCACCATGCGATGCCCAGTCGTGAGACGGTCTAGATCGCCACACTTTGCCGTTGTCGTCATATTCCCTGTGGTACTGCCTCAGTGCGTCAATACCGCGCTCACAGCGCTCTGCAT